TATAACCAAGGGGAGTCTTCGCAAAGAAGGCTCCCCTTTATCGTATTAGCCAACTAGGCTTTTGTCTCTTTCAGCAATCTTCTCGCTGATGATTTGCTTTAACTCCTTAACCACTCCTTCCTGTACTAGCAACTTTACTTTTGTTTCTGCTAGTTCTTTCAGCAGTTTTTCGTCCGTCTGCTTGTCTGCATCGTAAAACATACTGCCTCTGCCACAAAGTAGCCAATCTGCTGATATGTCTACGTATGTAGTCAGTATTCTGTCTATAAACTCCATCGAAGGCTCCTTTGTGCCGTTCAAATAGTTGTTCGTAGCAGCAGGTTTTGCCCCGATAGCGTCAGCAAACCCTCTGTTAGTCAGCCTGTAATGGTCTCTTACCTCGTTGATTCTATCTCTTAATCCTTCCATACTGCTAGTGTTTATATTTGTGTAAATACGTAAATTAACTGTAAATTAATGCCTGCATCCTTGGATATTTGTCTACAAACATGTATCTTTGCATCCGTAAACGAGAACAAAACTCGTTCAAAACTTATTTATGGTGCAAATTTACAAAAAATAATATGAATAAAGTCGTAAAAATAGAAAAAATATTGATTGATAAAGATAAAATTCCTAAAATCATGAAAATTTTTGGTTGTGGCAAGACTACTGTCTACAATGCTCTTGCTTACCGGAGTAATAGCCAACAGGCTCAGGACATTCGTTCCTGTGCTCTGAATCGCTACGGAGCAGAGCCTGTTAAGGTGCCACAACTAGTGAGTGTGTAAATGTGTGAAATATTTGGCTGTTGAACTTTTAGATTAGTTATTCAGACAAAATGCGTTTTAAATTGGATATGCGTGAGCATAGAGTTAAACGATTGCTTAAGAAAGGTTCTTTTTCTTATTTGTAAACTATCAATTCACTCTTGTGCGTGAGCATAGGAGTGATACATGGGAATCGAGCTAGCTCACTCGGAGTGAGCGGGGAAACCCGAGCAAAGGCGTTCAACTCGCCTCGAATCCCCAAAATAGTTTTGGATATTGTTATTATAATGTTTCTTGAAATCGTTAGGTGTGGAGCGGTATAGACCCAGTGGCAATATAAGTTGTTTGCGTTGAATTCATGCGCCACGAACCAGAAGGAAATGTTGTGGTCGAGCATTCTACCAGCACCTTTCGTTTTATACCTTAATTATATATAGCAGTTTCCGGAACAATCCCATTGCCCTTTTTGGACATAAGTTCTTTGACATATTGGAAAAGTGTAAAGTCGAATAGTGTTAAGTCATTATAAGGGAATCCCCGAGCATCAGTCTTTATGACTGATAGCTAAAGCGGTGAGCATGGCTCTTAAATTCATGGTAGCGCATGATGCCGTTATCCACCGATAGTGTAACTGGTAGCACGCCCGAAACTGTTTTGTGTAAATCCTTAATACATTCTTATCAAATCGGGAAGTTGGGTCCGAATCCTACAGGTGGACTATTATGTATTTGTTTGTTGTGTATGATTATTCGCTGCAGCGGCAGCAAACATTATTTTTCATAAATTTGAATTTATTCTTTCCTGCTCGTCCGTGAGGATGGGCAGGTTTTTCTTAAACTTCAAAATCAATGGCTTATGATAGATTTATCCGAACCTACTCTCCACAAGTACCGGAGAAAGGTTCTCGAAATATACAGAGAACTCGAAAGAAACCCTTGGGCACCCTTGGGAATCTTCGAGTCAAAACTGAGGAAAATAAATATCCTCAACTCTAAGATTAAAAATGTGTCCTCAGACATCGGAAAGCCAGAGGGCGAGTATTCAAACTTTACAAATGATAATTACGTGCAATATGGGTTTAAAAAGAAAAACTCCTCTCAAGAGGACACCTATAAAGAAGACTCCTTGGGATAAAGCCAAGAAGGAACAGGAAAAGAAGAAGGCGAAAGCCGGACTTAGCAAAAGTAAGCTGAGAGACAAACTCGATGCAGTCTTTTCCAAATATATTCGACTGAAATATTCTGATGATAAAGGTTATTGCCGATGTATCAGTTGCGGCAAGGTTTTCCCTTGGAAGGAAATTCAAAACGGTCATTACATGTCGAGACGTTACATGTCAACCCGATTCAGCGAAGATAACTGCCGGCCACAATGTGTAGCTTGCAATATTTTCAATCAAGGCAATATTCAGATGTATCGCCGTGCGCTTATCAAGCAGATTGGCGAGCAGAGGGTTGATTTGATAGAGGTTAGGGCAAGAACTGAAAACAAGAACTGGTCACTCTTCGAGTATAATCAGTTGATATCCTTTTATCAGAAAGAAATAGACAAACTTTTAGAACAGAAACATTTATAAGAATAGATCATAATGAGTAAATCAGGTAGAAAAATCAAAGTAGAATTGGTAACACAGGGTTGTTTCCCTACAAAGGCGTATAAAACCGATGCCGCTTACGACCTTCATTGCAGCAAGGACACGGAAGTATCTCCAAACACGCGCTTTTACGTTCCGCTCGGGTTCAAGATTCAACTACCTTCAAATATGAAGATGTTGATTCAGCCACGTAGCGGTATGTCTGGCAAAGGTATGTTGTTGGATGTTTATTTCCCTTCTTGGCTACATGGCGACTATCTAGGCAAGGTTAGAGCAAACCTTGATGTAATTCTCGGTTTGATTGATTGCGGCTATGGTAAAGAAGTTCACGCAATCGTCAAGTCGGGCAGATGGAAGTTAAAGCATCGCATCTTGCGTCTGCTCGGTTTCAAGTTCATTATCCCTTATTCCCTACGCATCTGCCAAGGTGCTTTCACTTATGTTCCAGACAGAAGCTTGAAACTTGGCAAGGTAACCGGCACTCGTAGCGGTTTAGGATCAACAGATAAGAATTAGTTTTTAGCATTATTTTACATAATTTTAGAATCATTTTTCTGCTCGTCCGTGAGGATAGGCAGGTTTTTAAAAAACGAAATCATGAAAAAGAATATCAGACAGAATTTCTTCAATCATATCAAGAAGGTACTTGATATAGTTGACAAGATGGGGGATGAGGCAAAGCATTTCCGCTGCATCGTCCTCATGGGTGACAGAACCATTCCGAAGGCGTACGCATTCATGCACGCATCGCCCGAAGACCTCAAAAATCTTATCTTGAACGCCATGCGTAATAGCGACCAGTTCACCTACGCTACAGCAAGGGCATTCGAGGAATACGATAAGGAACTGAGAGAAAAAGAAGAAACTTTAAACAAAGATAAAAATGAAGAAAATCCTATTCAAGACACTTAAACTGCAAAATTTCTGTGGCATCCGTGCCGGAGTCTTCGATTTTGGAGAAGACCTAACCGTTATCTCGGGAGACAACGGAAGAGGCAAGAGCACTATCGGCAATGCCATCATGTACACATTATTCGGTACTGATACCAACGGCATGCAGCTCGACATCAAAACCTTCGATGAGAATCACAATATTATCAAGGAGATAGAGCATTCATCCGAGTTGGTTATGTTGGTAGATGGTGATAAAATCTCGTTCAAGCGAGTTCTGACAGACAAGTGGAAAGGTGATAAATGCACCAACACCTTCAAGTACTATGTTGATGGCGAATTGACTACCGCCGGAGATTTCAGCAACGTAGTTAACGGAATCTTCCAAGAAGACCCATTCGCGTGGTGCATCAGTCCTAACCTGTTCCTTGGCATGACTTGGCAGAATCAGCGTGCATTCCTTCAGTCGTTGGCTGGTGATATTTCTGTCGAAGACATCACGAAGGGTGAAGAGAAGTACGATTATCTTGTTGAACTCCTGGAAAAGAAAGACATTGATGCCATCCTTCACCACCTCAAGCACAAGCGTACAGAAGTTCAGAAGGAACTCGATGCGGTCCCTATCAGACTTGCCGAACTAGACAAGACCCTTCCACCAAAGTTGGATTGGGAGGCTCTAGAGAAAGAAAAGGCTGAGCTGAAAGAGAAACTGGTGGAGATAGACAACAAGATTCAGCAGATTCGAACCGGTGGAGCAGACAGGGTTCGACTTGACGGAATCCGCAAGAAGATTGAGTTTGCTGAAAAACGCAAGCGAATGATGGAGCAGGGCGCAGACAAGGAGTCTACAGATAACATGACCAAGCACCAAAGCGATGTTCTCAACGCCAACGCAGCCTTCAATAAGGCAGAATCTACGGTTGATAACCTCAAAGCAGTCATGAGTGGCTATCCTACCACCGAGGTTCAGATAAATGCTCAGATTGAAGAATGCAAGAAGAAGGTTAGTGACTTAAACAAGCGCAGCGATGAGATTGCCAAGCGCACTTGGGAATGGGATGATAAGGAAGGTTTCTGTCCTCATTGCGGTCAGGCTCTCCCTCTCGGTGAAGTTCAGTTCCTCAAACAGGAATCTCAGAGCCTGTTCAACTCTCGCAAGGCAGAGGATATGAAGAAACTCAACAATGAGTTTGCCAAACTCCAAAGCGCATACACCGAACTCAACAAAGAGTTGGATAAACTGAATGATGATCGTCAGACCACCACAAACCAGCTTGTCAAGGCTCACCAAGTCCTCAAAGAGGCCGAAAAGCATAAGGCAGAAGTTGATGCAGATGTTCCACGCACCTACGAGCAGATTCTTGCTGATAAGGAGGAATATCAGCAGGTAGTGAAAGAGATTGGTGAGTTGCAGACAGAACTCGACAAACCATCCGATAGCAACGAGGATAACGACAAGTTACTTCAAGCACTCGCTGAAGAGCGAAAGCCGCTTTCTGATAGATATGATGAAGTCCTCGAACTCCTCGCCTCAAAAGCATCTTACGACAACACAATGACTCATATCGAAGCAGCACAGAAGGATAAAGCCATCTTCCAGGAGCAGCTTGATGATATTGATGATAAACTCAACATCACAAACGAGTTCTATCAGTTGTCTTGCAAGGCTCTCGAAGATAAGGTCAATCAGCACTTCCGTTTCGTAAAGTGGAGTCTTTTCCTTCCAAAACTCGATGGTGAGAAGAAACCTTATTGCGAATGTTATCACAATGGTGTGCCTTACAGCCGCCTCAATGGTGCTGCCAAGGTGAATGCCGGAATCGACATCGCGCGCACTATCGGGCAGTTCTATGATGTATCGGTTCCTGTTGTGCTCGATGAATGCGAAAGTGTTAACCATCCGCTCAGCACAGGCGGCCAGCAAATCCGTCTGGTAGTATCGAAGGATGATAAACTGAAGGTTGAGTATTTCGCTCTGGCAACAATGGATTGAAACGCATCATGCAAATCAAGACAAAGTTCGATATAGGCGATGCAGTCTATCTGCTCGATGGATACAAAATCCGACGTGCAAACATCGTGGGCGTATTCTTTCAGCAGATAGGCGAGGCACCTTGCTCTATTCAGTATAAGTTCGCAGTTTTCCCAACAAGGAAAGAAAGCGAAGTGTTTAAAACAAAAGAAGAATTAATCAAACATATAAGTAAATAAAAATCATGGCAGAAACTTTAAAATTAGAAATGTTGGTTGACAAAGACCTTATCAAGGGTACTCTAGCGTTAGGAGGAGGCATGAAGGACGGAACGGATTCGGACCGAATAAAGAAGTGGTTAGATAACCACGATAGAGTAGAGGTTGATCCAAAAGAACTTTTTCCGGAAAGTGGTGAAATCAATCTTGCTTTGGGAACAATTGCCTTGGCTGGTATCGCTAAGGAATTAATCAATCATAAAGAAGAGGAGAAGTAATCATGGCAGAAACAGCAGTAGCAAAAGCACAGCCTTCTCAGAAGGCAGTAGCAGTTAAGAATTTTCAGGCGGTAATGAACAATAGTTATTACCAAAGCCTGTTGCAGAGTTCACTCAAGGAGAACAAAGGTGCTTTCTGTACCTCACTCATGGAAATCTTTTCATCCGATGAAAAGTTGCTCCAGTGCAAACCGAATGATTTGATGGCTGAGGCTCTGAAAGCTGCCTCCCTTCGCTTGCCTCTCAATAAGCAGTTAGGACAGGCGTATCTCCTTCCGTTCAAGAACAAAGGAGTAATGACTCCTACGCTCGTTATCGGTACAAAGGGTTATCTCCAGTTGGCTATGCGCACCGGCAAGTACGAGACAATCAACGCTGATGTCGTATACGAAGGTGAGTTCAACCATTACGACAAGGTTACAGGAAAGCTTGACCTTTCGGGCGCTCAGATTTCAAATACTCCAATCGGTTACTTCGCCTACTTCAAGAAGAAGGATGGTCTTACCAAACTTCTCTATATGACCCTTGATGAGGTATGTCGCTATGCAAAGCAGTATAGTCCTACCGTCAAGTTCAGCGACAAGGTTGATGCTGAGAAATTGAAGGAAATGGCTCTCAAGCAGGCTGCCAACGGAAGTGGCGAAGGCGTAGGATGGTATTCCAACTTCGAAAGTATGGCCATCAAGACTGTTCTCAGAAGACTCCTGTCGAAGTGGGGAGAACTTTCTATCGAATCAAATGACATCACAAACCTTGATGAGGCTCCTTCTGCCATCGTTCAGCGTGATGAGGAGTTTGCCGAGGCAAAGAACGTTATCACAATCAGTAATGACACCGGCGAAGTCGTGAATGCCGAGGAAGTACATGATGAGCAGCCACAGGCTCAGAAGTTTAGTTTGAGTTAAAATAAAAATAAGTTTTATTATGAAAAAGTATATTGGAACAAAAGTTATTATGGCAGAGCCTATGACTATGACAGAAGCACAGAAAGTGCTTGGTAGAGAACTTACACAATCAGCCATTGAGGAAAATGGCTATTTGGTAGAGTATGAGAACGGATATAAGTCTTGGTCTCCTAAGAGTGTGTTTGAGAAAGCCTATCGTGAAGTAGGCTCTGTTAACTTCGGTGGTGCTATTGACTTATTGAAGGCAGGTCTTGCGGTAAGACGCAAGGGATGGAATGGTAAGGGGTTGTTTATCGTGAAGCAGGTTCCTTCCCACATTACAGGTGACATCATTCCTAAGATGCAGTCATTGCCACAGATTGCTAAGGACATTCTGATGAAGCGTGAGAATCCTCACATTGACTACACCAATCAGATGCTTATCATCAATCCAGATGGCAGAGCAGATTCTTGGGTGCCATCGTCTAGTGATGTATTTGCAGACGATTGGGAAGTTGTAAATGAGTAGTTACTTTCCATCATTGTCATTTGAGAGTCGTATTGGAGTAGAAAGTTAAGTATGAAGTTAATAGTCGTAAATAGCAATAGTCTTGGCAATGCCTACGTACTGGAGGCAAGTAATGGTCAGCAGCTCTGTATAGAAGCAGGTCGTCCGTTGCAGGAAGTAAAGAAAGTTGCAAACCTCAAAACATCAAAATGCGTGGGAGTGATTATCAGTCACTCCCACGGCGATCATGCAAAAAATGCCAAAGACTTTCTGAAAGCAGGAATCGATGCTTACTCTACCGAAGAGCTATCCGAGAAATGCAAGGGAGTAAAAGGCATGATTAAAGAACAGACCTATCATCTAGGTGCTTTCAGTATCACCCCGATGAAGGTAGAACACGATGTTCCTTGCTTCTCTTTCCTCATTCATCATCCGGAAATGGGAACCATGATGTTCTTCACCGATTGCTACAATATGGAAAATGTAGTTCAAGGGTGCCGGTACTTCTTGGCAGAATGCAACTATGATGATTCTCTCCTAGAGAATGCCGTAAACGAAGGCAAGACGATAGTCAGCCAAGCCGACCGCATCCGTCTTTCCCACATGAGTCTGGCTCACTCTATCGAGTATCTCAACGAATGCAAGGCAGCCAATACCGCCAAGCGCATCGTCCTCATTCATGGTTCAGTACGCCATCTTAACCCCGATGTTGCCGTAAACAAATTCCAGCAGGTCCTCGGTGTACCAACCGACTATGCTTGCAAGGGTTTAGTAATCAATCTAATGTAATTATAATAATATGAGTGTATACAATCCTAATGATCCTCGCGACTATCTGAGAATCGTGAAGGAAGTTCAGAAAGCCAAAGAATGTGGGTATAATATCGAACTTAAGAAGTTCCACCCCATTCAGACCGACAAGCAGTCTTGTTATCTTCACTTCATGATTAGCTATCTCGCCCTAAAACTTGGGCAGACCTTCTACGAAACGCTTCGTGATATTCAGCGCAACGTTTGCAGCTACATCTTCTATACCGATGAGGTAGACAAGACAGGTAACCGCAAATACAAGCCTCTCACTTCCCTCAACACCGCAGAGGCTAGCAGCGTTATCCGAAACGTGATAGATTACGCAAATGTCCGCAGTATCATGATTCCGGAACCCGATGACCAAGTTGGTTTGCAATATTGCAAGCGAGAACTCGAGAACTCGGGTGCCGGTTGGGTATAAATCATCAAAATCATATAGCTTATGAAAACGTTAAAGGAAATCCATTCGGAGGCAAATAAATATTCGGAAAGCGAACCTCTTCAAGATGCTTTTGTAGCTGGTGCAAGATGGGCGCTTACGGGTAAGTATTACAAGCCTTCTGAGTTGTTCAACAATCATGCAGAAGTGGAGACGGTAGACTTGGAGGTTGAAGAAGAGCAAAAACAGATGTTGGTCTTCGAACCGCCTTTTGAAGAATGGTGGAATGCCTACAATAAAAAACGAGGCCGCAAGAAGGCAGAGGCTAAGTGGAAGAAGTTAAGCCTTAACGATAAGGTAGCTTGTATGAAAGCTACACCACCTTACGTAGCATCCACGCCCGACCCTGTGTACAGAAAAGACCCACTCACTTATCTTAATGGTGAGTGTTGGAATGACGAAATTATCCAAAAGCAAGATTATGAACAACAACGAGCTGTCAATCTCACAGCAAAGGCTGCAAGAATCCTTGGTTCCGATTATCAAGGATAAACCGAACTATGTCCGACCATCTTCCTTTACGAGTGCTATATGTAAAAGTACAACCACCTTGCTTAGCGTTCGGAAGCAAGGTGGCTTGCGCTCACTTGTCGGATGGGTAAAGGGCAGGCTGATAGAACTATTTACTTTTCTTGGAGTCTTCGATATAGTCACGGAGTTTCAGGTACAGATGCTTGCAACGAGATTATGCACAAAGTACTATTATTGGACTACAACTGAACTCGACTACGCCTTTATTCGAATAATGGAAGGTAAGTATGGAAAACTGTATCAGTATAAGCATGAATATGAAGACAAGTCTACTGCTACTACCATCAATCCGCAAGATTTAATGATAGCACTTGATTCATACGAAAAAGAACTTCTGCTTGAACGTGGAAAGGTAGAGGCTGAGCGCAGAAAAGAAGAAGAGCAACTGAAAGCGATAGAGGATGCAAAGAAACCTCATGGCATAGAGGCATGGAGAAACTACTGCAAGTCGAAGGGTTTAGACCCCGATACGCATGTATTGCCATCCGCTAGCCTCCACGATGTCAACAAGGAACTGAATATTCAAAATCCTGGAAGAATGGACGAATTAAGATAAACAATTAAACAAAATGAAAGTTATGAATACAATTCAAATAGATGTTATCATCGTGCTAGCTATCCTGTTGTTGGTAGCTATAGCAATCATCGTTGCAGACCGAATCAAATACCGCAAGTACTATTCTAGTAAAGGTAAGATGGTGGTCCTTCGCATCAACAATCCAGATGTACGGGACCGCCTCAACTCAGAGGGCTTATCTCTCTGCCAGTGTGCTTACTATAACACACACAAGTATCTCTACACCATCGAAGGTGATCATATCTGTGGTTTTACCGAAGAATGCACACATCTGATAGAAGATGCTATCAAAAACCATCAAGAGGTAATTGATTGTGATATTGATGTCAGTAAGTTTGTGAGCGAGGTCAAGAAGTTACAACAGGAGTATGAAACTAAAGAGGAGGAATAAGTATGATAGACACAAAGGTTTTAGAAAAGATAGCACAACTTGATGATGCAACAATATTACGACGTTTGCCAGATAATGAAAGATCCTTCTTTGAGTATGGCTTCCAGCGTGGGTATAATCGGGCTTTGAAGGATTTTTGGCATCAAAAAGACGAAGAGCCAGAGGGATATGATGAATGGATATTGCTGCACTATAGTGTAGGTAACTATTATTCATTAGCCCAAGTCAAAGATTTCAAGTCTTGGAAAGGATTTGTTGAGAAAATGCCTATAGACGGGTGGCTCTATATTGATGATTTATTTTCAAAGGAAGGAGGCAATCAATGAAAACATTTGTATTTGATGTTATGCTCAACGGAAGATTTGTCTGCACGTTAAAGTATAAATATTGTGCGCTCTTCCCGATAGATTTTGAAGATTTAGAAAAGTTCGTCCTCCAAAAGAGACCTACTTTGAAAGGCAAGGATTTTAGAATAGCGTTTTGATTATGGAAGAACTTAAAGTTGGAGAAAAAGTAACACTTGAAGCTATTGAACAGGATGTTTGTAATGGCTGTGATGATTGCTTCTTTGGCTATGATGATACATGCTATAACCCGACCTATAATGGTTGGGGTGATGGATTTCTGTGTGAACCTGAAGAACGTTCTGACGGAAAACATGTAATATTCAAAGAAGTTAAGGAGTAAAGCGTATGAATGGATTATTATCAATGATTGGCATGCAAACTGAATTAGATTATCTAATGGGTGACTTCGCTGCGTGTTTTGGAGGTACACCGTTAGCTATTCCGAAAGGCAATATTCCGTCTGACAAGCAGAAGTGTCAGCCAAAGGCGCAGCATGAGTTCACCATCAAGGGTGTTAAGATTATGGCAGCCTCAAGGAAAGATGCTATCAAAAAGTATAATCATCGTAAAAAGTAAAGCGTATGAAAGCAAAAGAATTAGCAGAAATATTGCTAACAAAGCCAGAAAGCAATGTTTGCATAAAAAGGAAATATGTTATAAACCCTCACGGAGATACTGATTATAACGCGAAAGGTATTAAATCAATCGGTATAGAGGATGGGAAGTTTATGTTATATGAGAAGTAAAGCGTATGACAAAAGAAGAAATTGAGAATCTTATAAGAAAAATTATAAAAGAAGAGTTATATTGTCATTTAAAAATGTGGCACTTGGGTATAAGTGATGAAAAGTAAAGTATATGGATAAGATAAAATACATTCCAGGAGATATTGTGACAATAGAAACAGAATCAACGAAACCAAAAGTAGTAAGAGTTTCAAATGTTGATGAGGATAGTGTTATCTATTGTGAAGGTTGGGGAGAAGTCTGTTTTTATGACGAGATAAAACCTATTCCTTTAACAAAAGATATACTTCTTAGAAACGGATGGAAAGTTAGCGGAGATTCGTTGTTGCTAAAAATTGATGATAATGTTACATTGGGGGTTGTCTTTGCATTTGAACATAAAGTCTGTTATATCAGAGCAACGAATGACATTATTCACAAAGAGCAAAATTTTACTAGGTTGAAACTTTCTGATGTTGATTTTGTTTCTAATTTACAACACCTTCTCTTCGGTTTTGGAATTAATCACGAAATGGAGGTGTAGGTATGTTAAGAGAAGATACTAGAGGAATCTGTCACAGACCTTGCATCTACAATGATAATGATAGATGCGATATGTGGGATGAACTATCTGTTCCAGATGAAACAGAAAAGTGTGACAATCAAATATAAGTTTAACGCCTTCGGGCATAATTTTAAAAATATGACAAAAGAAGAATTAGAAGCAAAGGTTGCCAAGCAACTAAGCATTATCGATGATGCTAACAATGAGATTTGTTCTTACGTAAATGATTACATCGAAAGTCTTCCATACAAAGTTGGAGACAAAGTTAGCTGCTCTAGATGTGATGTATGTTGGATTACAAGAATCGTCCCTAAACGAGGTTACAGTGGCTATAATGGCGAGATTGAGGTAAGAATCAACCCTGCTAAGAAAGATGGCACTCGCTCCAATAGAGAGTTTGTACTATGGAGTATGGAAATTGATAGTATCAAAAAGATTAGTTAATCGCTTTTGGGCATAAATAGTAGTAATATGACAGTACAAGAATTAATTGATAAATTATCAAAGGTAGAGGATAAGACTATGGAAGTTTACTTTCCTTATTCTTATGGAACACAAGAAAACGGAGAGCCTCTAAGTATAGCTGAAGTATCTGTGTACAATGATTGTGTTATAATTTATGATTAACCATCCTGCAAAGGATATAAACAAATAGATTATGATTAAAGAAGTTCCAAATCCTACATTAGAATGTATAGGATGTATATTTAAAGATGCGCTTCAATGTCTTAGTATGCCTTGTTTTGCAGATAAAGACAATCCAATAAAATACATTGAAGTAAACGAAGACATAAATGAGAATAATATGAATAAAAAAGTAAGTGAATTTGTACGTAAGTATGTTGAGGAACACTTGGATAAGAGTGACCAAAAACAAGAGTATGATGTATATGTAGTATGGCAGTGTTATATTCTTGGTAATGCAAAGTGGCTGCTTTCAACAACACTTCCAGATGGTATGTATTATGAAGTAACATACAATAAAGTTAAGGATGAATTCTATCTAGATGCTTATAAGAAATTTGAGAATCGTTGTATTCCAAACAAGTAATTAATAATAATTTAATAATAGTATGATTAAGAAATTTAGAAAAAAGCCAGTTACTATTGAAGCTATTAGGTTATTGAATAACGATGATTCAATAGAAGAATGTATCGAGTGGGTTTTTAAAATAGGAATGGAAACATCTTTAATTGGAAAAGCAATAACCATTAATGATGTTAAAGATAAAGGTGGATTTTATATTCCAACATTAGAAGGTGATATGAAAGCTAATATTGGTGATTACATCATCAAAGGTGTAAACGGAGAGTTCTATCCTTGTAAGCCTGATATTTTTACTAAGACTTATGAGGAAGTAACAGAGTACTATATAAATAATATGAAAATACAAGAAATGATTGAAGCCATTAAAAATGGCAAGAAAGTAAGACGTGAATGTTGGAGTGGAGATAAATTTCTTTATTACGTTCCATCGGCAAGCTATCCAGCTATGACAGATATAGCAAAGTCTATTGCTGATAAAGATGGAAAAGTTCTGTATAAGGAATACATTGCTATTCGCTGCAAAGATGGTGATGTTGGATTCTATACTCCAACTCAGTGTGATATCTTAGCAGAAGATTGGAAAGTTATAGTTGAGTAATTAACCACTCTTTCCTATAAAAGGAAAAAGATAAAATAAAAGAATATGGTAATTTGGTTAATATTAGGAATCCTTCTTGTAATTCTTGCTATTTGTTTAGGAATAGCAGTCATACATGAATCTGATGAAAAAATAGGTGTTATAATATCTTATGTCGGATTTATAATTGGTTTATTACTTATTATTGGATACGTAAATAGTAAACCACGAGCAATCGATGTATATAAAGGTAAAACTGAATTACGTATCACATATGAAGGGAATATACCAGTAGATTCTGCGGTAGTTTTTAAAAAATAAAATAATATGGCACAAGAAGGATGGATATGTCCTAGGTGTGGTAAGGTAAACGCACCTTGGGTGATGCAATGTTCTTGTAACAGGAACACTCAGATATTACCTAAAGTCGGTGCTCCTTACTATGAAGGAGACCAAGCAACGTGTAACACAAAGGAGGATAAGCAATGAGTAAAGTAACTGCAATTAATATAATTATTAAAAAGAAAAATCTATTAAGAAAGTATAAAGATGGATGTGTTTCTTCCATTAGTATTGATGACATTCTTGTGTGGTTGAACGACATTCAAAAAGAGTTGGAGGATTGATATGGAAAAGATATTATTAGATGAATTATCAAACATTATATCTGCATATAAAGAAGGTAAGGCTTTACAGTTCTACACTTCATATGGTGAGTTTAAAGACGTCTCAGCAGAAGAGTTTGATATAGAAAAATGGTACAAAAAGCCTAAAAAATTCCGAATCAAGCCAGAACCAAAGTACCGTCCATTCAAAGATGCAAAAGAGTGCTGGGCAGAAATGCAAAAGCATCAGCCTGTTGGGTTTATGAAGTTTAAAGATACAGAAAGCGGATATTATATGCTTACAAGTATCTCAAGAGGTGTAGGAGTTGGCATTAATGACTCTCTATTTAGTTATGATAGAGTATTTGATGATTACACCTTTGCAGACGGACTTCCGTTTGGCGTAAAAGTGGAGGAATAGTTATGACAGAACAAGAATGGGGAAAAGTTCATCTTGGAAGTATAGTCGAGTACAATACAATTAATTGGGCATGCTTACATCAAAAATGCAAGAAGACAAAGTTGATGCAGAATTACCAGACATTGATGCTCTAATAAAGGAGAGTTCTTCTGATGAGTTCATCGAAAAGAAAATTAATGATGTTCTTGGAGAACAAACAAGTAATGAAGATTAGCTATGTACAACAGATTAATTTCATTCTTAGTAAAGCTTTATTATAGCGTGATTCTCAATTACACGATACTGCATCAGTTCGGAATCAAGGATCAAGGCTGGCCATCATGGTTAGTTGCTTTCGGAACGTTTGTAGTCGTTGACTGGACTATTGATAAAATCAATAAGTAACCACAATCCCCACCCAGCTATCACAGCCGAGTGGGGATTTCTTTTTGCAATGAAACAATCTACTTAAAACCTAATTAATACAACTAACTAAAAATAAAAAAGTAAAATCTATACCAATCTATCTATATATTCATCTAAATCCTTTTCGTACCAAACTAGCTCGGTCCATCCCTTCCGCTTTTTACCCTTTGGCAGCCTGCCTTCTTTCACAAGGCGGTCAAAGGTAGCCCTGGAAACACGAACATAGCTGCATGCCTCTGCCTTGCTGATAGGCTCGTCCTTATTGGCAATGCGGTGCAGAAAATCAAGCATGAAAGCATTTTGCTGTTTGTTAGTTAAGCATCTTCCGCTCTGAATCCGCTCATGAAATTCCATCAGGAGCGAATCAATCATCTGCAGTTCTTCGCTAATCTTCGCCATAAGCTAGCATTTTTTGTTTCTGTACCAGAGAGTAACCCCAATCGCGCAAACCGCCAGTATGAACAGAAAGGCGATATAGCATCTGCCTAGCGACATCAGCCTTTGCTCGTTTTTCGTCAGTTGTCTCTCTATAGGATAAGGCACGGCGACAGAATCCGTCTTGATGATCGTGTCCGTCTTCACCTTATATATATTATGATACCGGTCCCGATAAAACACCTTGTTATGGAAAACCGTATCACCTTTCTGAAAAACATACACCGAATCCTTCATGTAGATACTATCCAACTTAGCAAAAGTATCAGTTCTGTATACGTATTCAGTTCTAACAGAAGGAACCTTGATATACTCCTTCGTCTTGCATCCTGTAAATGCCAATAGGATAACCCCAATCACCAAGCCGATGCAAGCCCATTTCCAAAACCTTATGTCATACCATTTCATAAGCTATATCTCTTTGTATTCAACTTTAGCGTCAAAGCAAGGGCACTCCTTGATTCTCTCCCAAGGATCCACTACGCCATTATGGTTCTTGTCGGGCGAAATATCCCTGTGCCCTAAGATTTCAGCATTCGGATATTTCTTCTTCAGCTGAGTGAGCAGAGTGATAAGCGATTTCTTCTGTTCTTCAGTTCTGTTGTCTACCGCCTTTCCCTTTTTGTTTATGCCGCCAACATAAGCCACATTGATAGCCGTAGCATTATATCCCTTCACTCCGTTGCTAACCATTTCTACCGGCAGCATCTGGTGAATCCCACCATCAGCAGTAATCACGTAATGATACCCTGGGTTATTCCAGCCTTTGCGCTTAAACTCATCCCAAAGTTCCTTCACGCCCCATTTCTGAGAAGAGGCAGTGCAATGAACAAAAATTCTTTTAATAAGTCTCATTTTTTCTCCTCCTTTTTCTGCTCCTTCATAATCTCAGCAAAAGCCCTTGCCAAGTCTTCTTTGTTCTCCAGAAGAATGCTTACTGTCTTCTCCTGCTTCCGTATCTCAGCCTTCTGCCAGCTCTTCTCTCTTACGCTTACAAATTCACAGAACACGCAATAGCCTGCCCATATCATAGAGAAGACAGGGAAGGGGAGAACCGTGCATGCTATCAGGTCTATACAGACCGTCACCATGAAGGGAGAGAAGTATTTCCTCGCCTTGTCGCAAGTCTTCTTGAATCCTGTACTTGTCGTAGCCAGTCCGTTCTCTTTCGCTTTCTTGATGCCGAAGAACAGGTCCACGCCCATAGAAATGATAAGAGCACCCATGCAGATGGCAATAACCAATGCCGATCTATACAGGTGCTCTTGTAAAAATGTATGTACTATCTCTGCCATATACCATTATTTTTGATTAATGGCTACAAAGATAAAAGGATTTTCAATAGCTTTTGCCGTGTTCCAACTTAGCTATTCATGTACCACCAGATTTTATCTGTAGGGTGGTTTGTCGATTCGTCACAGAGGAAACTGATAGCCAGTTCCGAAATCCTTTTTCTTGTGGTATCTTTGTTCTTCGACCATTTGCCCACCACGTCTATATGGTCAGCATACATCTTATTCATCGTTACCGCAAAATCCCAGAAGTTGTAGTCCGGTATGTTCCAAGATAGCCGGTCATAATCATCCTTCAACTCATCAAACCCGAAGTAAGGCGCATACTTTTTGTGAACATCGTCATCAAAATAATAGATGTTGGCGATACAGGCTCTGCCCAGTTGTTCGTCAAAGTGATGCTTCCTTTCCATCCAGTACAGCAGATTTCTCTGCACAATCCTCTCTTCTTCCTCTGTAAACCCGCACTCATCGTTTCTTAGCATCCCGAAGGCAGATTCTGCTATTCGATAGAGCGATTTTGATAAATCCATAAGCGTAAAGCATTAAAGTGAATATGATAAACACATGGTGCATCTCCAACTGCTCGGGAGTGATGAGCCAGTGCTGATAATACAATCTGATTGCGTTGATACCGAAAAAATAGAAGAACGGAATACGGAAAATCCAGCAGTATCTGAAGAAGAAACTTACCGGTATCATGGTCAGTGGCATATAAATGTATGCCAGTACATAAATCCAGATGATGCAGTTCCCGTTGAAATCGGTATCTAATATTGTTGGTCTAGGGATAATGTCCATAGTCCCATACGGCGCACCAGTGACCTAGCATCAATGGGATGGGTGCCCACTTTGATAGAAGTTCATAGAACCTCCAAATCTTCCTACTCAATAAGCCTTCCATAACTAAGGCTTCCTCCTCTTCCGAGAGAGGCGATTCCTGTTTTGTTCTCATTTTTGTTACGAATTTATGGTTTAATTTCACTTTTTACTAACAGTTCTTAGTATATATATGTTATTTCGTTGCAAAATTAAACTTTTTCTTTCGTAACACCATGAAAACCAGCCTAATATTAAACTTATTTAAATCTTTATGTTCTTATTTGGTCATATTCTAAATAATATGTATATTTGCAGCATCTTAATGCAGCATTTATATGGCAAGAGCAAATTACGAATTGATTGACAGACAGAGAGATGATCTGATGAAGGCGTATCGGGAGATAGCTCCTAATTGCCATTCTCAACAGGAGGCTTGGGAAAAGGTGGTCCATTCTCCTGCTCCGAGATACTATGTTTCTCCCAAAAGAGCTTGGGATATACTCCGCAGAATGGCAGTCGGCGATTTCTCAAAGGTGGATAGCATGAAGCCGATTCGGCAGAAGTTGTACTATACGCTGTTCAATAGGATGAACGAAATGACGCAGCGAAAGGAGTTCGTGGGCAAATCTTTATGGTTTATCTGCCAGTTCCTTGTTTCTGAGCCTGCCCCCGAGTTCTTTATCCAGCCAAGTAATCTCAAGTTTATTTTCGCTTACTATAAGAAGTATGGAAAAAATTACAGAGAAATGGACCTTCGTAAGAAGAAACTTTCGAACAAAGCTGGTGCTTAGCATCATCTGCCTCGTTCTGTGTACTTGGCACATAGGTTTCTATCCCGGTTGCCCTTGGCAGAATCATATCCTGTATAGCTTCTTCCATGTCAACGGCTTTCATCTTGCCGTAAACCTTCTGGTGCTTTGGCAGATAAAGAACGATATGAAACCAGTCACTTCTCTGGCTGTTGCCTCTGTCGCTAGTCTGCTGCCCATGTATGTTAGTCAGCCTACAATGGGGCTTTCCGGTTTCCTATTTGCTTCATTCGGTTTGATGTGGGGTAGGACAGGACGATGGAAAGAGGCATTAAAGAAAGCGATGCCGTTCATTATTTGCACAATGGCCGTTCCGAATGTAAACGGACTTCTGCATCTTTACTGCTTCGTATTAGGCTACATCGTAGCATATTGCATAAATAATATCAAAAACAGATAACACACATATAAAGAGAATCATGTTTTTAAAAATGTATTTCATAACTCATTTTAAAGGCGACCACTCGTGATGAGCAGCCGCCTTTTTCATGTTATCATAAATTAGCGCGTATGAAAGAATTATCTCATTTTGTCTTCTCGTCTGCTTTGTACCTCTACTATACTTCCAGCAAAGGAATCAGCAGCCTTGAAGTTCTGCAGCGTATACTTAAAAGTAAAGTACTTCCAAGGCTTACCTGCCAAGCTTGGCAGCTTGCACCAGTGCTTGCAGTCGTTGCTTCCGTATATCTCCAGCCCAATCGTACCTTCGTCCGAATCAAACAGATGCTTCACCGCTCTCAGCGATTTCAACGTCATGCTGCCGCCCAGCTTCAAAGGTCTGGTAGTAAATGATCCGCTATAGCTTTCCGTATCTTCGTTGATGTTCGGCTTTGCCGTGAGTGAATAAACATTTCCGTTAGTATCTTGTATCAGATTATCCGGATAATCATTCACTACCGCCTGTGCCTCTATTTCGCTATTCACCATTGAGAAGGTCTTATCCACCATATTATATATGTATTGGTATGATTTCCCCTTGCTGAATATTCTCAATATGGAGTCTCTGTAATCGTAGGCGATAAGGCATTCTTTCAGGAAATCCAGGAACTTGCCTTCCCCGAAGGTTGCAAAGTTTCTCGGCGCTCTTCCCCTCATCTGCTCGCTCATACAGGCTACGCTTCCACCGCTTGCCGCCATCAGTCCTTTCTTTGAAGCAAAGAACACAAGCCTGTCCGTCGGCACCAGTGGCGAATCCTCATTACATACCTCTCTTGATATTGGATAGGCTCTGCTATAGAGACCTTCCGAGTTAACCGACAAGCCGTAGATACCTTCATCCGTAAATACCATCAATGGATATTGACCAAACTGACCTTGGCTAACCGCCTCTGTATTGGCAATAATTCCAAGTATCTTACCTGTTCCAACCGTATTATCTCCAGATGCCTCAAATACAAATGGGTTGTTGACTACTGATGTAAAAATCTGAGAGTTCAAATTTTCTTTATCGTTTACGCTTGTTACAATCTTTTGCAATTCGCTTTCACTGATTTCCGCAAATTCCTGTGGCTTATTTGGTGGAAGTACAGGGAATGTATAAGCGCCATTTAATCTAGGGTGTTCCTTTAGACTAACTCTGATATATTTGCCTCCAGAGCTAAAAATAACCTCCGTAGCATTCGGATCTGGGTAAAACAGCCATCCTTGCAGAAAATCTTCATCGGCAGTAACACTTCTTACAGCCCATGTATCGCATTTATCTGAAACGATGTGTGTAAACATAAGAAATGCGTCATCCTTAGAAGACCCGTCTTTTCCTACAAATTTGGCGAAACCAGCAAAAGGAGTTCGTGTTGCTCCAATAAGATTCAGTCTGCCATTATAATTGTATATAGATTCGGCACTCAAAGATGCCCATCCGTAGTAATCGTCCACTTTCAGCTGCTCTTGCTCTTGAAGATTTTCCAAGGTTCCATCAGCGATAAATGCCGTTTCTCCACCCTGACCGGTAACGGTATAATGAAATTTGTTCCCACCCAAATAGCCTCCAGCTATTGGCACGGTGAATAATTTGTAAAAAACTGTTTTTGAGAGTAATTCGGATATTATCTGTTGATTACTCTTGTATTTTGGTAAAAGTTCGTCATGTACCGCTCTGGTATATGAGGTGTATGTACCCGTAAAGCCACCCACGTCGTAATTAAATAGCTTTTCATCGTAAGTTTTATAGCCGAAATTAGCATAAGCATATTTCTTGTGCAATCCATTCGGACTTTCAAAATGCCAACCTTTATCTATATAGAATGGAACTACTTGGTCTGACGCAAAAACTACAATCTCCTTGATGATGTCGCTCCACTCACTGGATATTGATTCAAACCTGAATAGCAATTCTCTATATTCTATAAAGTAGAACATGTCTCCTAAACCCATCTGTTGTAAATCCATATAGGAGTTGTGTGTACTATCAAATACAGCACCACTAAACATGCAGTTTTTATTTACAGTAGGGTAGCAGACTATTGGCGTGGTTATTCTGCAGTATGAACCATCAAACATGCGGAAAGCGCATCTTAGAAAGAATGGAAAAGCAAACATATTCTTGCTCTTTGCCCAGTTTATCGCTTGCGCTACATGTCCTTGGATGGTTTCTTGAAACTCTTTTTCATATCTAGAGTCTGGCGCCCCGTCCTTAACGCTGAATGTAGTATACGATCTGGTTTCGCTACCATCGGGTTTTACTCCTCCTGCCTGAATAAATGTATGATTTAATGGGTTAAAGTAACTCTCTCCTTTACCACCATTCGATTCTACAGCATTCTCGGCATTACATAATGTTCTTCCGCTTTCTTCTTGGGTGTAGTTTTGTATCGGTCGCTCAAAAGTAAAATCGTAATTTAAACGAGGTAAATCTTTACCCAGATTCTTGTATTTGTTTCCTTTGAAAAGCAAATAGTGAAGCCCTTCGCTGGTTGCACAAACCAAAGTATTGCCAATACTTTTTACATCATAAACGGTTCCTACATTGAAACTTTTCGTTACTCCATCGGGTGGGCTTACGATATTTCCACTATCATCTTTGGTATACCAGTATATATTCGTCGTACCATCATATGCAATGATATTCTCATAGTCTGCCATCTTGTGAACGTACATTATCTTATAAGGAACGTTGCCAATACTCACCCCATTCTGTACCGCCTTCATTTCTCCATCCTTAAAGATAAATCCGTCACTCTCCAGCAGTTCAGAATCATCTGAAAGCAAGTCGCTAGGTACATTCGTCATGCCCTTGCTAAAGCTCAAAGTTTGTCTTTCTAAGTTTCTTTCCATAATAATTCAATATTTAACATTGACTTAAATTTTCGCCGCCGTATGAACACCATCGCCACCACGGCTTCTTCTTTCCGCTTTCTTCCAGCTAGGCTTCTCCATGTCCGTAAGACTCACAAAGAGACCGATGCCGGTACTCATTACCACATCATCATGGTTTCCGTTACCCACGATGTTACCCAAGCTGCCATCATCATGTCGCTCATAGATGCGCAACTCATGATACATTTCCTTGTCTGGCTCCTCATACAGATTATCATCAATAAACTCTTCCAAGTTATCAATCACCTGCTGCTTCGTCAGCTTGTTGGTTTGGAAACCATATTTCGCCAGTACGTTGTCTTCCACATTCTCCGAACTGCTCGTTCTCTGATACAGATTATCGTAGTAGTCGGCTATCTCCTGCAGAATAGTCAGAAAGTGATCACCCTCCGTGTTGTTGTTCTTCTCTCGGTCGGCAGTGTTACTCTCTATCACCAGAAGCGCATCATCATAATAATGGGCTAGAGCAGCAGCCATCCATGCCAGCTTATCATGTCTTACATGTCCTCTGTATCTCGCTACTACCTTCGGCTTGCCCTTCACGGTAGGAATCATACCGAATCGGTCTATCACGGTCATAACGGTATAGTCCGATGTCGTACTCTTACCGCCAATATCCACGCTCACCAAATATCTGTTCTCCACTTGCAGACAGTTTGGCACAGCCCAAATCTTCAAGTCTCCCTCTCCGTCGTCTCTCAGCTTCACCTTCGAGTTCGGAATGGTGTTATCATCCTTCACGCTGATGTTCACCACGATGTCGGCAGTAAACTTAGGGTCTTGCTTATACATAGCCTGCATGTCGTCTATAGAATAAGGATTGAATACCAGTCTACCAGAGTTTCTGAACGCATCTTCCTCATCAATAGGAGCCTCGGTAGCACATGCCGCATGTGTGGTAAACTTGTTTCTGTAGTTTCTGTACCATTCTATCGCCTCAAAGCAAGCACCCTTCTGCCACATTCGCCAGAAGAACTTTCCTGTCTCACGATAACCCTTCGGACAGGTGCTTCGGTCTCTGTTCTGCAAAAGCCACTTGGCAAATGCTCTTCTGTTCTCTACAGGAGTCATATCCTTTTCGATGAAGAAACAAGGAATAAAGAGGAACGAATAAGCATCATTATTCTTTGGGTCCATTGCCAACTGGCACTTGTCGTAGAAGAAACCAGAGTTACCTCTACCGGTACTCTCGAATATCTCCACGTTGTCTTCCAATGGGTCGATACCACCGGATATAGAAGAAATCACACCCTCAGGATCATGCTCTGGTGTCTTCTTCCAATAGGCTACCTCCGAATAGTGGGCGCAGTGGAAGTTGCTACCACGCACGGAATCGAAGTTCTCGAAGGATGCTACCGTCAGCGTACTTCGTCTGATTGCCTTCACACCATCCGTTACTTGGAAATCGTCAGGAGAATTTTCGTATGGCGAGAACTGAAGTTTTGCGCCCGGATGCCCCACGGTCCACCCCGGCTGCCGCTCCAAAGCTTTTCGGTACATCGCCTTAATCTTCTTGGCGGTATTCTTCTGTTGGGCAAGCACAATGGCATTCCAACCATCGCGCCTATAGTCCTGAATCCATTTGATGTAAAGCTGTGATAGGGTAGAGCCGCCCCACTGACGTGCCTTCAGAATAACCACGAACACTGGTTTGTGGGCATTCCGCAGGTCTTCCATAATCTTCAGTAGCTTTCTTTGAGGATAGTTCAGCTTGAAAGGAATCATCTTACCGGTCTTCTTATCCTCAATCTTATCGGTCACGTATAGGGCAAACTCGGGGTCTTCCATGAACCTCACTCTGCAGATGGCAAAGGTAAGCATTTGGAAATGCTGGGCATCATCCTTCTGGTGTAGCACATAGTTGATGTAGTCTTTCAGGCTGCCCATCTTTCTCAGACCTCTGAACAGAACAGATTTGGCGGTCTTCTTCGGAACCCACATCTTAGGAATGAAGAAATCGGATAGTTCTATCTTCACACGATGCTCAAAGTTATAGCAACCTTCGCCCGTCATAGGGTCGTAGGGACCATAAATCTCATCGTACCGCTTCTGATTTTCCGCTACGAGATTATCTATTTCCTGTTCAGTTACTAGAGCCATCCGTTAAATCGTTTAGTTCTTCGAAATCTGCATCCTGTATCTCGGGTGCTTTGCTTATATCCAGTACGTCTGCCTCGTCTTCGTCCTCTACGGTTGTCATACCGAGTGCCATGAGCTGCTTGAAGTCTGCATCTATTCCGTGGGTAACGCTTACTTCTGTCTGCTTTGGTATCATGTGCTTGGTAAGGTCTTTGTAGATGGTGACGTATGTCTTAGGATCATACTCTGCCAGTGTGTTCATACAATCCTCAAACTGCTCTTGGTTCCTTGCCAGCCAGTCGCGTATATATTCCTTTTGGGCACTCTTTCTTGCAGGGAGAAGCTTCTTTACCTTTTCCTTCTTCTCTTTCTGTATCTCCCTTACAGACTTAAATCCATCCATTTCAAAATCTTCCATACGCTCGCTTTTTTATTATCCGAATGGTTTCAGAGTATGAATCATGCTGCCCGGCTTGGTAGAGTTGGCGCAGTCTATGATGTCTATCTCCAGTTCGTCCAGTTGGTTCATCTGGTCTATCGTCAGAGGGTCCTTGCTCGTCAATGTGCGCATAAAATATTCGTATAGCGCACCGGTCACGATATAGTCGTGTATCAGCTTGACGAGTGCATCATATTTGGTATCATCCCAGTAGTCGGGAAATTTCAGCCATATCTCCTTCTCATCCCATTCTCTCAGGGCATTATCTCTTACCCTTCCTTCCGGTTTCATTACATAGGCAGACAGATTCGCTTCCACCTTATTAATATACTTGTCAAACCATCGGTAGAAGAGCGGGCGTTCCTGATCGTTCTCGCTTGTCGGAATATCTTCACCTTGCGCATCCTTCATGTTTCGTCTTGCGCGTCCTACCATGTTGGTATTTGAATCTATGTCATACCAGAGTTGGGTAGCATAGATAAAGATGTGTTTATCCCAATAGCCGTGTCCTGCTCTTCGTGGATTCGGCAAGAAAGGATTTGGTTCGGGCTTCCATCCTCTCTCTCGGATAAAATGTGTCGGGTGTAATTTATTAAACTCTGGGTAGCTCATATCTTATTATTTAATATTACAAAACTCCTTCCTCCTCAGTTACGATGGCATCGCAAGTGAACTCCAGTTTGTCGCTATGTCTTGACCATAGCTTCACCTTGCAGAAACCGGTATTTACCGGCACTAGGGTAAATGCTCGCCTATCCCTGCATCGGTGTATCTCTATGATACTTGGGTCTTCGCTTCTTGCCTCAATATCATCAATTGCTCCATCATTGAGCGAGTAGGATAGGGTAGCTTCCTCTCCCTTCTCTAGAGTTATCTCGCCTTCAACGCCCTCACCATTCACCTTTGCGGTCAGTTCGGTTGGATAAGGAACGGTAGGGACCATCGGACCACTCATCACGAAGCACTTCCTAATGGCAATCTCATCTGATGCAAGTGTAGCTTGGTATGGCTCCGCTTGTTTCAGGTTTGTTGTTTTCAGCCACCACTGGTATATCATGTAGTCCTCCACGTATCTTGCTGACAGCCTTGCCAGTGCGTCGGTCATCGTTCCGTTATAACGTCTTGATACTGATAGGGTGAACTCCACAATATCATCCGTTCTGCTTCCATAGTAGATGGCGTTGTCGCCAATAGTCTGAGGCGTTGGCACAAGATAGTCTACGAAGATGGTCTTCAATACTTCCAGGGCTGTATCAAAGTCGTGGGTCAGCGTTCTTTCGTGTACCTCATCATCACCGGCAGCCTCGTTAAAGCTTACTTTCGCTGCTTTTTCGTCTGTTGCAGTATCTATCTTTGCTTTCAGGTAGGTTGTCGACTTTACTGCCTCCATCACTACCGATTTGATAATTTGAAATTTTATGATCATAGCTTATCCTTTTTAGTCAATGATTATTTCGCCTGTCATGTCTGTCAGACTCTTGTTGCTGCTTGCCGGTGGAGTCTTGTGATAAATCAGCTTGATGGCCGCTGCTATATGGTTCGCCATGTCCGCAGCATACTTCTGTGCCAGCTCTTCCTCGGTCATTCCCAATACCGCATTCGATACATAGGCTATCACATACCCCATGAAGTTGCCTTCAAATGGAACGGTAATACCGTCTTCTCCGTCTGCCCATCTGCTGTTTTTGAACTTAATCACCATTGCGTCTCCGTTCTTGTAATAGGTTACTTGTGGTGCCAGCTCTGCTACAAATGTTTCTGCCGCAGCGTTGATATACTGCTTCATGATACCTTTCTCTTCCGAAGATAGGGTGGTCTTGACAAACATCGTATCGCCGTTCTTATCTTTCAGGCGTTTTCCGATGAGAGCGAAGTGTTTGCTCACCTCACTCATCACCTTCTCCATTTCTATCGTTATCTGTACTTCCATACCTTATGCTGCTCTGTTATATCCTAATGCACTCTGTGCTTGTGCTACTGCATTCTGGTCTGCACCCTGCACAATTCCGTTCTCTACCTGACCACCGCCTTGCTGCATAGCCATTGCCTGTTGCTGCTGATACATCTGTTCAAGCTGAGCCTGCTGCTCCTGTACGCTGGCAAGCAACTTGTCTGCAAATGGTGCGTTGAGGTTCTGAAGATACTGGATAATGTTGATACCGCCTATTTCAAGAAGCTTGTCAAGCGTATCGTTCTGCATCGTGTTGAAGGCTGCCGTAGCTGCTGCATTCTTGATACTGATCTTGAAGTGAATATCTCTTGCAGAAAGACGGTCGTACTTGTAAACCGTATTGAAGTTCCGGTCGTAAACCCTTCTTCCGTCTTCGTAGTACTGCTGTATAGTCATGCACTTCTTGGTTGCCAGCTTCTCCGTGAACACGTCCATGTCGGCAAGGATGGTATACAGAGACGTGGTTGCATTCTGGCTTTCCTGTGCATATCTGGCTGCCGAAGTTCCTGCCGATGGGGTCTTACCCTGCAAAGCACCGCTCACGTTCGTAACCTCTCTAATCAGGTTCAGTTCTATCTGCAAGAGTTCATTCGTACCGATGTTCACGGCATTCGATGTAATAATTTCTGGCTTCGCATTCGGCGTCTTTACCGATGGCTTGTAGAATATCCATCCGTCATACTCTACCGCCTCTTCCATAAACTGCTCTGGCGTTCTGCCGTTAAGCACATTCGTAGGAATCATCTTGAATCCCTTGAAACTGCTTCTGATGGCCATGTCGTTCATTACAATCAGTCGGTTGATGTATCGCTGCTGGTCTATGATGTTGGCAAGGAATGGATGAATCTCTCCGTTGATATACGGATAGAGTTTCATCGTGAAAGGATGGCTCTTATAATCGTATGGTGTTTCGCCCTGGCAGAGGATAGTTCCGTCTGGCGCCATATAGGTATAATACCAGTACTTATCTGCAATCTCTTCGCTAGTGATGTACGCTCTGTCTTCTTCCGCTATACCCATTTCGTCATACTGCTGCTTGCGCTTCATGTTGTCGTTGCGTAGCTTCTGTATCATCGCAGTATCATCCAAGTCTATACGGAAGTAAGCACCGGTTCCTGTGGTAGCAATCGGGTCAAAGCATTGCAGTCTTGGCTTGGTTTCCGTGGTCCATACCTCAATCACTCTGGAGTAATGTCTTCCCTTGTTGCTGTGGTCGAAACAGAGATTCTCCAACGCTTTCTCTTCGTTAAACTCATAGCCGTAGCTGTTGTCGTCCGAAGGATAAATATCAAAGATGGCGTTCAGATCTTCTTCTGTAAGCCCATATTCCTGTTTGGCAAACTTCTGATACAAGTCTTCTCGGCTCACGTCATGCAGAACACCGATAAGACTCACGTCATTGTGTCGTGGGTCGCTGCCGCATTCAAAAAACATGTGGTCGGGTTCCATCGCGTCTGTCCATGAATCGGGCATTTCCAGTTCCTTCGCCTCCCAACTCTCTCTGACAAACATCTGACCGCCCATCAGATAGTCCTTGATAGCGTGGTTCAGCACATCTTGCATGTACGTTGTTTGCCAGTTGCATTGCATCGTAGCACTCATCATGTCGCTCAGTTGCCGGGAGTCGCTGTCTCTTGCAAAGCAGACCGGTTCCGTACCCTGCTTGGCATAAAGACCGGCAATAGATTCCAGAATGCTCACCATGATGTTGTTGCTCATAGGTGTCTGGTTGCGCTTCTCCATATAGGTACGCTCCGTCATTTCCTCCCAGTAGCCATGATGGTATACTCTGATGGTGTCGCTCCATTGGTCGCCCATACAGTAGCGCATCGTTCTCGCCCTCGTTTCTCGCACACCGCTCAGGTTATTCCAAGCATTTCTGCATCGGCTGAGTAACTCCTCGTCCTTGCCGTGTTCTTGTCTTCGCTTGCGAGCCTTAACCGAGTCATACTTGTTATGTTGAGGCATCACTTTGCTAAGTGTCAGTATTCTTGCCTTTACCATTTTCTTATACATTATTAATTATAGGCGCAAAAATAGGCAAAAACATGGCTTTCTTTGCCGTGTTCCAACCAACCGCCAAGCGCAAGGTTGGAGCACGGCAAAACTTCTTCAAATTATTTGCATTTTTGCCGAAAAGTTTCAAACAGTATTATAGAGATATGACAAAAGAAGAATTAGCACAGATGAATGAGGAAGGTGGCGCACAACAGGCTCCACCTGCTGAGGCTGCTACAGATGAAACGTCTGTAGATGAGCGCCCTAATCGTACAGCTTTCTCCAAGCGCTTCTCTAATCGCCATTCTGACATCGACTTCGAAGACAAGGAAGCTCGTTATGCGGCAATGAATGATGATGCTGATTTGCTCGGACGGTACGAAGAGAGCGGTAAGGCGTTGTCTAAGGTTTTCGATAAGCACAAGTGGCTCGCTGCTCTGGCGATGGATATGGAGAAGAATCCGGACGATAATCCGTTTGATGCGATGGCTCGCATGGGTATTGACGTTAAAACCTTGCTTGATGATCCTGAAGGCGGCAAGAAACTCGCTGAGATTCTCGCCAAGCACAACGAGGACGTGGCTGAACAGAATGAGGCTACCGAGAAGGTTACTGCCAACATGCGCAAGTCGCTTGAACGCCTGATGAAGCTCTATCCCGATGATGCACAGGATATGTGGTCCCAGATTTACGAGATTCACGACAAGGTAGAGAGTGGCGATATTTCAGATGATATTTGGAAGATGCTCCACAACGCCAACAACTATGATTCCGACATCAGTTCGGCACGCGACGAGGCGGCTATGCAAGCCCGAAACGAGAAGATTCAGAATAAGGTTCGCTCTTCCGCAAACGAGGGTATTCCTCCTTCACTTTCTAGTTCGGGTGCAGGAAACGCGCCAGCTAAGAAGAAAACCAAGAAGAGAGCATCCAGCTTCTTTGATGATATTGGTTAACACAAGATTATTAATCCATAAATATAAGTATAAAATGAAGAAAGCAATTAATTATTTTTCTGATCGTCAGTTCATCTTTAAGATGATTCTGATGCTTCTTGCAGTTGCTACAGGCGGTGGTGCAATGGCTGTTGGTGATGATGTTGAACCTGACTTGAACGAGCCGGGTTCTAAGCCTGCAACAACCGAAGAGACAGCTGCCAATGAGCAGGTAGATAAGGATAAGAACGACATGCTTGCCCCTGGTGGTAAAACTGCTGGTCAGTCTTTGACTGGCACGCAGGCTTCTGCTACACAGATGGACCGAGGCGGTCTTGAAGAGGAAGACTGGGACACGGGTGAGACCAAGTTCCGCCCATATCATACACCTCTCCTTTCTATCGTCAAGAAGTTTACCACAACAGTTCCTTGTACTGGCTACAAGAAGAAGCACGCACGCTATGGTGGTGAGACCTTGGACGGTGAGGTTACACAGCCTATTGCTACTGGTGCTTCCATCAAGCTTACCAAGACAAATTTCTCAGGCTCTTTGAAGCCATTCTACGAGGGTTCTACTGCTATCGTTCCTACCGTAGCTGGTTACAAGCGTGGCTCTACTACAGTTCGTGAAGGTCGTTTGGTTCTCTTTGTTACCAGCGCCAATAAGTCAGGTACTGAGGTTACCTTGCAGGCTATCAATGGTAAGGCTAATGAGGATGGTGCCGATTGCGAGTTCTTGGAAAACATGACTTGCCCGGATATTCCTGTTGGTACAGTTATTTTGGCAGCCTCTACAGCGCTCTCTGAATCTCAGATGAAGGTTCCTGCTGAGAACTACCAGCCACGTTCTGCTGATGTTTATCTCCAGAAGCGAGCATTCTCTATCGTCTTCACAGAGGACTTCGAGACCATGAAGAAGAAAATTCCTCATACCGTGAAGGATATGAAGGAAGATGCACTCAACAAGTACAAGATGCGTGCTGAGCGTTCTTATTGGATGGGTACCAAGGCTCGTATTCACTCTACTACCAATGATGGTGCTGATGAGTACACCTACTTCGCAGAGGGTATCTTGAATCAGCTGACTAACCAGTATGGCATCGGTGATGTTTACAAGTACGAGGATTTGACTGCTATCAGTATGTTGATGTTCACAGACTTCTCTGAGTCTGACCACATCTATATGTTCTGTGGCAAGAACGCAATCAAGCGTCTGATGAACATTGAGATTCCAAAGGGCCGCACAGAGGTTCTTTCTACCCACAAGGAAATCGACATTACCTTCTCTCGCTACGTTGATAACTACGGTACTATTGATTTCGTTTGGGATCAGACTCTTGACATGATGCACATGGAAGACTGCATGGTTGGTATGGACTTGAAGGGTGCTCGTCACTACGTGAAGGAGAAGGGCAAGGATAAGACCAACGACATGAGCAAGGATGGCTACGATCCACGTGAGGCTAAGCGATACATGCACATTGAGGCAGATTGTATTGCTCTTCGTGGCTACAACTCTATCTTGGTTGGTCCAGAGGCATTCATCACTAACCTTGGTGTTACTGGCATCGTGAACAGCATCATATCTCTGAAGACTCTCCCTGATACTGCTGCTAAGGGCATGAAGGTGGCTTTAACAGAGGATTACACCAAGGATGAGACAACCTACGAGAAGGGTAAGGTTTATGAGTACGATGGTACTAAGTGGAACTTGTATGCCGGCATGGACGTTGCTGCATAAGGCATCTTTTTCATCTTTAATATATAAAATCACGCAGAGGGGCAGGAGTTAATAGCCCTGTCCCTTTGTTATAAAAATACAAAATAATGATTAAGACATATAGATATAACGAGCTGTGTAATAATGTAAGCCTTACGATTTCCGGTGCTGGCGGTAATTCTATGCGCTACAACTTTACTCATGGCAACACTTACATGCGCAAATGCCCAGAGCTTACTCTTCGCAACAAATATGCGCAAGACCTTTTGGATAACCATGAATTGGTAAGGAGCGGAAAGGTTACTTGTATTCGTACAACTCTTGAAGAGTCGGATATTGTGCAGGAAGAGGAGCCTGTAAATGAGCCGGCAAAGAAGACTACAAAAAAGTCACAGAAAGAGGAGGTAGCAGGCATCCGTACAGCGGAAGAAGTTATTAATTACATAAACAACCGTTTTGATAAGGATTGCAGGACTCTTGAAACTGCCATGAAGCATGCAGACAAGGCTGGTCTTGTTTTCCCTGATTACGGCAAGCAGTAATATACAATAAGGTGTAAATGAGTATAGAGGAAATCATAAAGGCAGTACGTTGGTGCATAGACGAGGAATCCAACAACACATCGGAAATCACCGATGAGAAGGATGATTTGTATATGGACAACATCATCAAGTCGAAGATAAACGATGCCCTGCATTGGATCGCCATTACTGCTGCATCTTCGCCTGCCCTGTCCGATTCCAAGAGTATAGGCTCGACTTCCGACACAATTCAGGTGTCCGATTTTGATTCTAATCACAACATCGGTGTTATCACTATGCCTTCCAATATGGAGATTATTACCATCAACCGCATTCGTGGCGCTTCTTGGTATAAGGCAGTCACCCCAGTAGAGGACACCGATGATGAAGCTCTTATGATGTACGACGATACCGCCAATGGTACCATTGATCGCCCACAGGCTGCCATCATGCGAGAGAATCCAATCAAGATCCTCATGCAGCCCAAGACTTCAACGGCGGTCATTACCTATGTTGGCGTACCTAAGTCTGTGAGCACAGACGCTTCCACAACAGATGTTTCCATTCCGGACAAACTAAAGAATGCTTTCATCTATTATATCGCCTTTCTGCTCCTCTCAGCCTACGATGATACCAAGGCCAGCCAGATGTACACCATCGCCCTGCAACAGCTAGGCGTAAATCAAACCTCAAAATAAAGACGATATGGAGAATGTAACAGCCACATACGATGCCAATGAACTTGCGTGGGTAACTCCAATCCTTACTCTTCGCCGTGATATTTTCCTAAGAATCACGCTAAGGGAAAAAGGAAAGGTGGTTATCCGTCAGTCAGATGATAAGGGAAATTTCCCTCGCATCCCGATACGTCGCCACAAGGACACCCAGTCCTTCGAGTTCCGTATCTCGGTTATTCCCGATACCGTCCAAATTCAAATATTCACTTCTACAGAACCAAAAGAAATAAAATATGCCTACATTTAGACAAGATAATAAGTTAGGTAGCAAGGTTTCACTCATAAAAACGTGTGATATAAACGATAAGGCTATAACATCAGATAAAATAGCTAACAGCGCGATAGATGCAGACAAAATTCAAAATGGAAGCATCACCAAAGACAAGTTAGCTCCTGACGTTGACTTATCGTTATATATCCTCGTTGATGAGTTTCCTTCTGAAAACATCAACCCGAATAAGATTTATCTAAAGAGGGATAGTCCTTTGTCTGAGACCTACACCAAGTTCCAATACGTTAACGGCGAATGGAAAAACCTTGGCGTGTTTAACGACTCTATAAATCTTAGTGCATATATTCCTTATTCTGATATGGGCACTGTAGTAGAAGATAATTTTGGTATTAGAGAGGAAACTAACGAAGAGTCGAAGGGAACTGCTATGCAGCTGCATTTGGAATATAAAGACGAGAATTCTGAGACAAAGAGATCTGGTTCTGTCAATATTCCATCTGCTAGCTACGAGAAAGCTGGTCTGATGAGTGCTAAGGATAAGCAAAAGGTGGATGCACTTTATAATATATCTGCTTTAACGGAAGAAGAGCTAAACAAAATATTAAAGTAAACTATCATGAAGATATTAGACGAATTAGGCGTAGCAATCCTTTGGGAGAAGATAAAGAACTACGTTTCCGGGAAGGTCTTTAATCCAGATGATGAAGATTTAGTTGCCGAGGAGACTACAGGAGGAACTAGTGTTATTAAGTTAGCTGACCGCTCATATTCTCCTCAGAATTTCAGCGGCAAAGGCTACAAGATTCTTCGTAAGAACATCAAGCCAGTCTCTCTTGCCGTAACAAAAATAGTAGTATCATCTGTCCCTACGTCAGATGGCTACATGTCTTTCATCATCAACGGCGTAGAAAGCCATGTAGATGTTGTCGCGTCAACAGATACGACAACAGAAAAAGTTGCAGCGAAAATTGTTTTAAAGATAGCCGAATCAATGGTAGAGTATGAGGTGAATAAAAACGCTTCAACAATTACTCTTACTCGCAAGTTTGGTGGCAAAGTCTCCACGCCATCATCTTTTAGTGCAGTTGGCACTGGTGCATCATGTATTATCACCGATAGTAACAAGATTGAACTCCGCAATATCCTAACGCCAGCAATGGTCAATCAGTCTAATACTATTTATGAAATTAGGTATGATTTTGACTTAAACGGAACGTTATTGGTTGATAGAAATATTGAGTTTGTTGATAATGGAGGAAGTCTTTTAAATGGGAAAATAAAGGTAAAGAGAGGCTGTGTTTTAACATTGCCCAATGAAACATTAATAAACCCTTTATACATTGATGGTAAAATTGAATTTAAGAATAAACCAGTACTGAATGACAATTTAGAGGTTGCAATATCTTTTTTTACAAATCGTAGAGATTTGTTTGTGAATAATGCTTATAAAATAGGTATACGTAAGTTCAATTTATGTAGTACTATATGGGCAGATTTACAAAATGGCGAATATGTTTTATCATGTGACCCTAATAAACACGAATCTGAATTTGTGTTGGATATAGACACGTATCTTGATTATATAGAAGACAGGGTGCTTGATGTTACAGAAATAAAATTACACCAAAACTTCCCTGAAGAATTTTACCGCAGTAATGAACAGATATATATTGATTTAAGAAATAAATATGTTTCTTATGTAAAAGAATGTATTGATAAAATCTATAATAGAAAAGAACTTGGTATCAAGAGACTAAGTGTATTCAATGAACAAATTCATTTATCAAGCATGTATCAATCAGATACAGAAGTAATTATAGCCAAAAAATTAATTTCTGAAATAACGGAATATGGGAAAAGTAAAGGTATACTTATCTCAATTTCCTATGCAGGTGTAATATTGTTTGCTACAAGATATATTCCAGACAACGTAACAAATTTTGAGCCTACTGTTAACTATTATCCTCATATTAGTTTTTCAAGCCTTAATTCTATTCCGGTTTCTAATATATTTGAAAAAGCAGAATCTGTTAATAACTTTGATAGAATTAAATATATTTCTGAAATAGGAACCACTTCAAGAGAAAAATCTTTGGCATCACCAGAAGCTTATAAAGACCTAGGAGATGACGATTATACTGGAACTATTCAATATGTATTTTGGTCTAGTGTGTTAAATAGTCAGTTTATACAAAAAATGGAACATGTATCTATGTGGTATGCTGAAGTATGGAAACCAAATGATATAACTAAAATAAAGGTTTTAATTAATAAATACAAATATGGAAAATAAAACATATAAAATAGCAGTGAACTTAGGAGTTGGACAACCTTATGCACTGTTTGCGTTTTTAAATTATCCAAGCGGTAAAATTACATTATCTGCAATGGTTGATGGTAAAACTTATTTAGAAGATACTATTATGATAGATTCTAATATAAGTTATTTGGAAGATTTATCTGATATTAATAAAGAGGATTTTAATGTGTATGCCACATCTTGCAATTTATCTATGTATTATTTATATAAAATGAATAATGGTCAATGGACAATAGGACTAAGTATCAAGGAACTTAAAGATAAAGGTATATCAAAAATTAATTGTAATGTTCAATGCGGGAATACAGCTATATCGATTACAGATACAATGTTCTTTATGTGGGATTTAGGCGTTAACTTTATTCCGATGAAAGGTGAATATACAAAAAGTTGTATTGGAACTAATCTTCTTGTTTTCAACAAAGATTCTACTCATCCTTGGAATAAAAACAATCCTATTAAATTAGAATTGTATTACATTTATTCAGGTGACAAGGCAAATGTTTGGATTTTTATGAGTGACGATACCATAACAATTTTAACAGATAACGTAGATTTTCATCACTTAAAATCATATCTATCTAGTGATAAAAAAAGATTGTATTTAAGCATGGATGAAAATATAATGGTTGTAAAACATAGTATAGCACTAAGAGCGCAGGAAATGATAGGTCGTTTTATCAATAATGATTCTGTTGATAATGTTTCATCGGTTTCTATTAAAGATATAAAAACTGAATACAATAATTTAAGCGATAATATAAAAAAATACTTTGTTGGTACATCTATTATAAAAGAAGATATAGGTAGCAGTTTGTTGCTTCTTAATAACAACAATACTTTTAAATTTTACCCTGTTACTGATAAGAATACAAAGTATTTAGCGATAAATAAAAACCTTTATTTACATTTTTATTCTGATAAAAATATATATGTTACTATAACAACAGATTTATATAGGTGTACTCTTTATGTTGAAAAATATGCACAAAAGTGCTATTTTATAGAAAGACCTAAAGACGTTAATACTAGAATTTCTGCTTATAAATCAGGTTCTTCTTTTGGACTAAAGTTTTTTTCAAGTTATACTTCATTAATTCAAATTCAAGAAGATGATGGAAGATATGTAAATTACGATGTAAGTGAAACTGAACCTGAAAATATAGAATTAATTTTACCTCCAAGCCTGCCATTAAAAAGAGGTTCTACACAAGAAAGACCAACAGATGTTGAGATAGGTTTTATCTATAAAGATACAACCTTGAATAAACTTATTGTTTGGGATGGTGATGCTTGGGTAAATATGGACGGAACGGTATTAGCAGCCTCAACTTCAAATGAGCAGGGTGAAGAGAATCCTTCGTAAGCAATCTGTAGATGAGCATAACTTGGTGTATGAGAAGTAAAAACTCAACTATCACTCAAAGGGAAGGGAGTAATCTCTTCCCTTTTTTATTATACTACACTTTCAAAAGCCTTAAAATTAGCAAACTTTTTAGTTTTTTATAGGACTAGATTTAGGTTGCAATCAAATTCACTGAAATATCTTATCTTTGCACCTGCTTCACAAATGACGGCTGGTGAATTTTTTATATGCTAAGTAAACGGATAAAGTAAGTTATCCGTAGAAAATCCGTAAATTTGCAACATCTTAGAATTATTAATATTGAAAATATAAATTATGGTAACAGAGAAAAAATATTTCGAGAGTTTCAATAGGATCATGAAGTTCGTAGCAAACTTATTGAAGACTGCGTACTATGTGGTTAAGTTATTGAACTTTGAACCTTAATGTACAAATTCCCCTCGCTGAGCCACATTATGGGTATGTGGAAAGCAAACATATAACTCGGATGAGCGATAGCTTCCATTCGAGAAGAAAACTCATTTTATGATGGCAGCCTGCACCAATCCACCCAACAAATAGCAAGCCTCCTCCCCATACATATTTATCAAAAACTGTTCAGAAATATGCTGAACCACATGCAGCATTTCGTGGCTGAGGCTATTCATATACTCTGTCCTCGAACTAGTCCACCCAATCACAACCACCGTTTTTCTTATATCAACATTAGAATAGGTTATCCCTTTATTGGCTTCACCTTCGAGCACGAGATTACAGGCATCTTCGAGAGGAATGCCGGCGCATCCCAAATCCCGAAGATGCCTTCTTACCTTCATGGCATCCTTAGAATGAACATCATACATCACATGTACCGTCCAGTCATACCTTTCCAAATATATCTCCTGCTCAGTCATTCAACTAATCAATAATCACTAATAATTAATCACTAAAGAATTTCTTCCCAAGGAATGCCCACACCATTGAAAGATGTGTCTGCATAGAAGCGATTGAAGATGAAACCGTCCTGCTGATCCTCATCATCTACGTAGTCTTTGATGAACTGGGCCATCTGCTTTTCTTCTGTTATAGACGAGCCGTAGAAATCAGCTAGACACATGTGTGCGATGTAAACCGCATCATATCCCACATTATTTTCCAGCACGATATTATTCTTCTTCAAGATGTCCTCAATATCATCCTTGCTCATCATGCGGATAGGCTTACCGTTCTTCCGCATCTGCTTCACGGCCCACTCACACATCTTCTTATTGAAGTGCCAGCCATTGTAGCGAAGGTAAGCCCTCATTTCTTCCGGCTGATAATCGTAGGCGTTCAAAGATTGTCTGTATTTTCTTTCCATAATCTTTCTGATATTAAAAAGGGTTTGGTAACGAAATCTGTTTCACTACCAAACCCCAAGTTAGTTAATACTCGTCGCCGTAGCTTCGATAATCACGTTCTCCACGGTCTCTGTCTTCACGTTGGCGCATGTCGTCGTACTCTTCATGCTCTCGCATACCACTTCTGCCTCCACGACCTCTGTAATCGGGCATGCGGTTGCGCTCGCCGTATCGGTCACGTCTGCCTTCACGCTTCATTTCGCCCAGGCAATTCATCGCCTTATCCAAGTAGCGAAAGCCCTTCTCCACGTTCTCATACAAGCCATCAAACTTGTCTTCTGTAATCTCAACCATTATCATAATTTTAAGATTTTTAAAGTGAATAGATAGGAGATTACTTGGTTATCGCCTGTTGGAGCAATCCCATCATCTTGTCGAGCTTGCCCTCCATGCCGGAAACCTTGCCTTCCAGCTTGCTGATCTTCTCAGTCTGTTCCCTCTCCTTGGCTATCTGGGGGTTGAGTTGCAATAGCATTCCCTCACAAGAATCAACGACTTTCTTGTGGTAATCTACGCTCTCCAGTATCGCCTTGGATTGTCTCAGCATCGTATCGACCTCTGCACTCATGGCTTCCTTGTTGTCGCTCACCACAAGATTCTTGTCGTTGGCTATCTGTCCGTTAGCAGGTAGCTGCTTGAAATCCACCTCCTCATCGTTCAGCTTCACCTTCACATCAACCACTGTCTCCATAGGCTGAGGCGTGAAGCCATTGTTGAAGGTAGGGTATTTCGTCTGAGGATTGCTTACCGAAACAACCTGACCAATCTGCAAGTTCGGGTTTTCGCCCTTATCTAGGACATAGAATAAAGAATTTGTTCTTAAACCTTGAAACATAATGTAATCTCCTATTATCTATTCTTTTTGTTAAACAATACCCGTCATTAGCTGAAGGGTGTTAGTGTCTCTCTCAAACCAGAGCTGAACAACTCCAGTTCCCGGCACGTCTGCAACCGTTAATGCCTCACCATTGAATTTGGTTACGGCTTGGGTTGCGCCGTTGGTCTCGAAAAGGATAGGCAGCGTACCAGTCGTTCCAGTCGGAATAGCCTGGCGCAGATTTACGAAAATCGTTCCTCTGTAGCTGGTATTCACGAAGGCGTGGTTTTTAAAGGTGAACACCACATCGGCAGTATTCACCTTCACGCCAGTAGAAGCGATAGCCGCCGAACCGTTACGATTCACCCATGTATAAGGTCTTAACCATAACATAGCAGCCTCCTTTCTTTAACCCCAGAATCCTGCATTGTTGGCAGCATTCAAACCATACAAACCTGCTTGATAGGCCACGCAGTTAGGAACCGCAGTAAATGGGCTGTAAGGGGTGGTTACTGTCTCCGGCAGCTTGCACTTGATGCCAGCTACCTCATTCTGCAGACCTGCCAATACCGCATTAATTGGTGCTACCGCCTGACCAACAATCTGAGAAGTCATGGCAGAAGACTTAAAGGTACTGTTCTCCTCACGCAGAGAATCAATCTTGTTCTGCATTTCGCGCATCTCAGCCTGCTTCTGACCGTCAACGATGGTCTGAGTGCTTTCCTTGATAGCGTTATGCAAATCGCAAGTCTGGCGCTGAGTTTCGTAAGCTACGTTAGAGAAGCCACGCTCCTGACCTACAGCCACGTTGTTGATGGCATTCTGTAAGGTACCAGTCTGCTGGCAGATAGCCAAGCGGTTCTCGCAGCAGCAGTTTGCAATCTGCTGAGCAATCTGCATGTTACCCTGCTGCAAAGCATTGATGGTCTGCATGCCACTCATACCTACCTGATTACCTACACTCTGAACCTGAGAAGTCAAAGCAGAAATGGCATTCTGAATCTGACCTTCGGTACAATTGAGCTGAGTAGCCAAATTGCTGAGCGCATTACGATTACCACCGATGGCATCCATCAAGAGGGCACGACCATTGTCGTTGTTAATCTCGTTAGCAAGACCGCCACGGCCGTTATTGCCGAAGCCACCCCAGCCATTGCCACCCCAACCCATAAGGAAGAAGAGGAAGATAACCCACATGAACCAACCACCTTCACCGCCGAAGCCATTGTTGCCCTTCATGGCGAGAAGCACATTTGGATCTACACCCTGCTTCTGGAGCAGAGGAGCAAGAAGTCCAAGCATTCCGTTTGAACCTCCGTTTTGGTTTTCACCAAAGATGTATGTCTTAGATTCTGACATAATAAATTAGTTTATTCGTTTCGTTCACTATTGAACTTGGTGCAAAGTTACGAAGAAGATGAGGCTCTGCCTAACTATGCTCAAAATAAAATTTTCGCCATCAAAGCCACTGTTCCTCAGCATTTTATGCTGAGTCACCTCCTGCTCGTTTATTTAGCATAAGTCTAAACTATACAGAAAATACCCCGAACCCGATACAACCTATCAATATTTTCCGTACTTTTGCAGAAAATAACGCTTAACTATTTATGATTATGAAGAAATTAGTAGCATTGTTTTTCGTTATAGCCCTAACATCTTGTGGTTATAAGAAAAGCATAGGGGATAAAGTATATATTCAATTTGTAGGTTCAAGCGGTCCAAGAATAACGGTTGCTCATTCAAGACCAGATTGTCCCGATATTGATTCATATAAGGAAGTATCATTAAAGGATTGTTATGCTATGACCGTTTGTGCTAAATGCGTAAAAGAGGAAGATGCACATAAAATATTAAAGGAGTGAGCCTTGCGCCCACTCCTTTCTTTATTTATTCCAATCTATCCAGTTCATCCACCGCATCCATCATGATCCTGTCAATATTCTGATTAGCGAAGTTGATGCTCTCGGTATCAGAAGATTTATCTCTGAGCTTCTTCCATCGTTTCATCTGCTTCTCTGCCAGCTCGATGATTCTAACCTTGGCAGCCTCCTTGGAGTTTTGGAAGTGATAATACTCACCTATATTCGTGATTCTCTTGTCAATCGGAACGTTCTTCGATTTCAGTCGGTCCACGTTGGCCATGGTCTTTTCCATTTCGTCCTTGTAGTTATACCACTTGCTCTTCGTTCTCTGCAAACTGCTCTGCTCACTAGGCGTATAAAGAAGAGAGCGAAGGAAAGGAATATCCTTGGTTTCCGTGTCGCTTCCGTGCTTAATAACACCGATAGCTCGCTCTGTAAAGGTAGCAGCGCCACCACCTATGCCACCGATGTAATGATTCAGCATACTAGGGTTCGTTACCATATCCAGGAAACTGTTGCCCAGCATATCCTCATTACCCTTGGCTACATCGTTGGTCTGTGCATTCACCCATTTATTCACAGCCATATATCCGTCAGGAACACCCTTGTAGGCTCTCTGCCAAGCAGGGGAATTTTCATTCCAGTCACCACGTCTTTCGATAGGCGCGCCCTTCCAGTCGGTGTTTAACTCCCATTCCACGAAAGGAGATAGGGCAGAAGGAGAGATAGCCTTGATTGTTTCATTCAATGGCTCCTTGCCAGCCGAAGAGTTACCGAGATAGTCCATCACCGGCACAAGCTGCGACATACAGCCCACGGCATCCAAGGCAGGGTTCTTCTGTCCGCTTACGTTTGGCGAGAAGGTCAAGCCAGCCGCCAAGTCGCCAAGACCATAGAAGGCTCTCAACTCAATAGCAAGCGGAATAGTAACAAACTGACCGCCGCCCTTGTAGATACAGAGATTGTTTCTTCTCACGTAGTCAGGCAGCTCGCCGTATGGGTCCTTCACTCCCTTTCTATCCTTCTCGTCCTCACTCGCAATCAGCACATTGTTACCAAGTGCAGCCAACGCACCGAGGGCAAAAGGAATGGCAAGCATATTGATAGAAGTACCCACAGGATGATTCTTCAAGTTCTTCACAAGAAGATTTGTACTCTGAATACCGGCATTGAAGAACATAGAACAATGTCTCAGATAGCTAGCCGTAAATCCGTAAGCCCATCTTGCAGCCGCCTTGCTGCCAGTCATTTCTCCGTTCTTGAAACTCTTGATGGCATCACCGCTACCATGGCGGTTGAAGTTGGTAGATACCTCCTTCGCATCATAGACCGAACGGATGATAGAGCGGTTACTGTCTCGGCTCGCACAATAGGTAGCAAATCGGGCGATATTCTCAGCCACCTCGTTGATGTTCGCCAGATTTCCGAAGAAGAAGTCACGAAGGACAGCACCGCCCTTGTCAATCTTGCTTCTTTCGCCCTTCACATCTTTTTTGTATTCCTTGGTCCAATCCTGCATGTTCTTGATCTGAACCCAACCGGTTTCGCCGCCGTTCTCCATGAACTCCTTGAAATATCGCTGAACCTTGTCGCTCATATCAAGTGTTCCGTTACGATACTTGGCAAATAAGCCCAAACCAGTAGTTCCTCTCAAATCCTTGAAGCTGATATTCGATGCACCCTTATACAAGCCCAACTGCGCATAGTACTTCGCCCATAGCGCACCATATCTTGCACCCTCCTTGGAAGTAACGTTGCTCGATGCAAACTCCGCATCACGCATGATGTTTCGCATCACGAACTCAGGGTTATAAGATGTACACAACTGCGCCATCATTCTTGAAATAGAACTCAATGGTTTCATGATTCCCTTGGCACCCGAGGTCTCCAGCAATCCATTTAGAGCCTGCGCCGCTCTAGGATTTCCGTTGATAATAAAGGTATGGGTCCTTCCGGCAATCTTCACATCTACGATATGCTGCGATTTATTCTCCGCTCTTTGGAACTTATAACCAATCTTGTCTCTGCGATAAACCTTGTATGCCATACCCTGTGATTCCTTCATCTTCATATCCTTGTTGAAGTCTGAAACAATCTGGTTGATTTCGTCAGCCGTAGCGCCCTCTGGAATATCAGGGTAGCGCTCATAGACGATGTTCACCACTGGGTCTTTCTCATACCAGACGCTTGTTTCGGTAATAAGATTGTTGCCCGAATTATTTCGCGCGAATCTTGCGAAAGCCTGACGGATAGCGTTCATGCCGCCGTTCTTGATAGCTCTGTTGCCCATCGCACCAATCTGCGCCAGTACGTTTGTTTCACTCAGATACTTGTGTCCTCTCGCTCTCATAATCGTGCTTCCGATGTAACTCTTCGGGTCGCCCTGCTCGGTAATGTAGCCATAAGTATCTTCTGCTGTAGCCTCATCATACTTTCTCAAAGGCACATACCAGTTGAACATATTAGATACATGGCCATGCAATTCCTTGCTGATGATGCCATTCTTGTAGTCGCTGTCAATAGAATACTGGGTAGCAGCCTTCACCTTATCCCAATAGTCCTTTACAGCTCCCTTCTTGATGCTCTCCATCTTCGCTTCCGAATCCATCACGCTCTGAATAGCCTCGGCATCATTGTAAGGGTCAGAAGATTTCGTCACCTCCTGAATAGCGTGCATACCCGAATAGTCGTGCTCGCCAGCTTCGAAGTCTGCATCAAAGTGATTTCTGATGCTCTCGTCCAACTGTCTGTAGTACTCCTTCAGGTCGATGTTGCCAGTCTTCAACTCGTTATCAAGATACTCCTTATCGCTATAATAACTGTTTTCCAAGAAGTCGGCATCCTGCTTCTTCTGCTCGCCCATCCTCATCTTCTTCAGGAAATCACGTACAAAGAACTCTCTGTTTCGCTCCAAGCCGTGCTTGGTAATCATGTAGAGATTGAAGTTGCGAATCTTCTCATCATCCTTCTTTCCATCAAAAGCATCCAGCACATCGGCCATGGCCTTGTCAAGAGGCTTCATCACGTTGCGCTCAAACATCTGAGCCGCATCACTCATCGCACCCTGCATGGTGTTCTGCAGTATATAAGGATTCTCAGAAGAAGCAATATCCTCAATCTTCTTATCTGGCACAATCGCATTCATCAACTTCTTCAACGAAAGCATATTGTCCATATAGCTCTCGGTGAACATATAACCATGTTCATCAAGCGAACGGTGGTATCTGTCAAGTGCCGTGCCGGCAGATGGGGTAGTACGGAAGTGAATCTCACCATCTGTAGCCTCATTCCACTCTGTCTTGGTAAGATTATCCATACTTCTAACCTTTCCGTCATTTCCGTAGAACATGCCATCATGCGCCACGACAGCAGGCATACGCTCATGGTCGAGACGGTATTTCACCGCCTCGGCTCTAAGTTTCCAATAAGGATCATTCGGATTCTTCTGCAAGTTCTTGCTCAACCAGAGCAGATACTTCACATCTTTAGTATTAGGAGCAACACGATAACCGATTTCATGAAGGAAATCAGATACCTTATTCTTGATACCATTCCAGAAGCCAGCTTCACCCTTTCCATCCTCGGCGAGTCGGGCTATGCCTTCCTCAATAGCATCATAGATATTCAGAGGATTGAACTTTCTCTCCTCATCCACCAGCTTCTTTAAAGCCGCATTCTCAGGCTTATCCAAGTCATACCATACTTCACGAAGGAACTTATCGAATCGTTCATCACCAAACAACTCTCTCATTCCCTTGTGTCCAACCACCTCATGCCAGATGGTCTTCTCGGCAGTATATCTGTCGTGGATATTAGGCATGTAAAGATGCACCTCGCCAGTCTTCTCGTCATACCAGCCAGTTATCTTTCTGCCATCCTCAATAGCAGCCTTCGCTGCCTTGTTGGTGATTTCATCAACCGATGAAACCATGTTCACCTTTGCGCCAGTCTTCTGAGCCACCTTTTCGATATGGTTCTCAACCGATGAAGCAGGGTAGTTGCTTTCGCCGTTATCTGTGCGGAACTTGGTGCCGCCATTCTTGCCCCATTCCTTGTAGGCATCCTTTGTCATTTTTACGTTGACGAACTTAGCCTGAGGGAACTCCTGTTCCAGTTCAGCCATCTGCTTCAAGAACTTCTCCTTGGTTTCAGGGTTCTGTCTGCCTTGCTCTACGGTAGTGATAGGCACACCAAGTTTTACAAGCTCTCTCAACTGGCTAGGGGTAACTACGTTCCAAGGGATAGCCAATCCTGTTCCTCTCAGTTGGTCGGCGATTTTCTCAGCAACCTCCTCGTCAGGCAATATTCTTACTGCCTTTCTCCATCTAGAGAGCATCACGCTTCTCTGTCTGTCCTTTGGCAGAAGGCTGTTTACTGTTCCAGAAGTCCAAGGCACCAAGCCCACAGAGTTCTTTGCGCCCTCGGCGTGATAGCCGCTAGTCTTCTCGCTCTCAGGAATCTCCCATTCTACAACCTTGATGTTGCCTCTAGCGTAAGCGCCAGAGAACTGATCGTTCATCACCGAAGTAGAAGTGTGCATGTAAGGGTTATAAGCCGCTGGCACTGGTCCTTCACCTGCCCCAGGGTTCTTATCGGTCTTTACAAGTTGGAACTTACCGTTCTTCACAAGGTCAGGTCGCTCGTCTGCGCCCATCCAAGCACCAATCTCTGTAGCATCAGTACGCTTTCCGTCAATGATAGCAGCCATAGGGGAGTAGAGCTTACCGTCCACCTCCTGCATTCCGCTATACATTCTGAAAGTCTTCTCCTTGTTGAGGCGGTCCAGTTCATCCTTGTCGGTAACTCTGTAGGCATAGCCGTTTTCCTCAATGTCATTCATGGCAATATCATCAATCTTTTCATTGAAATCATCCATGATGTCATTGAGAGCCTTATCCATCTTGCTTTTATCAGAAATTTCAAAGAGTTTATGCCATGCGTTCTTTACAGCTTGCCACAAGGAGTTATCGCCTCGGTTGCGCAATTCGTTAACTGCGTTCATGATTCGCTCACCTAAAGAAAGGTCAAGTATCTTTCTCTGCTTTCCACCTGCCATTTCAGCAGCAAATTCATACTCATCCTTACCACCATAGTTACGTCTCTTTCCTTCCTCCCAAACAATTCTACCATCAGCCTTAGCCTTATTGTAAATATCAATAACAGTCTTTACAGCTTCAATCTGCTTAGGAGTAAGCATACCTTCTGCCTTTCCGTCCTTTACAAGGTGGATGGCACCCATAGTAGCCTGATGAATTAACTCATGCAGAATGGTATGAGCCGCCTCTTTAGGGTTTGTGTATGTTCTAGAAAGAGTATCAATAAAGAGATTAATGTTTCTTTCTGGTGTAGCTTCACCAACATTGCCTCTCTCGTCACCCTCGTCCATGCCACCAAACTCAACTCCGAGTCGCTTGGCTATATCGCGCGCCTTCTCAAAGAGTCTTCTTGTGCCTTCTTCTTTTGCTTGATTTGTCGCCTCAAAGAGTCTAGATATATCTGCAAAAGAGGCTTTAGCTCCTCTTCGCAATCCATAGCCATCTGCGAGAGCTTTGGCTCGAACTTCTCGATAGTCCATTTCTCTCCTTGCGGCAGTTTTGGCAGCTTCAAGTTCAGCTCTTTTAAGTTGCACAAGATGCGTTCTACCTGCTTTCTCTCGGTTTCCAAAAGTTCGTCCCCAGAATCTAACTTCATCTTCTAGTCCATTTAAAGTGTAAGTAATTTCAGAAGCCTTGTATCTAGAAAATTCTGAGGTATAATAGTCAAGATGTCTGTTAAACTCGGCTTTATCCTCATTCGACAAGTCCTTAGTCAACTCGTCAACTCTATCATCAAACTTCTTTTCAATCTGCGAAGATACGTTTTTATCTACATCTTCCGGAATGATTCTACTATTCTTAACATCTTTTGTATCTGTTTTAGAATACTGCAAGCCTCGGTCCTCACGGAAGTGGGTGCCTTCATCCTCAGAAGTATTGCGCTCCTCCTGTACCTTCACGCCCATCTTAGACAAGCGGTCCAGTACTGGCTTCAACTGCTCTGGCTTGAACTCAGCAAGCATATTATTACCTCTGGTCTCGAAGTTATTGCCATTAACCAGTTTCAGCAAATCTTCATCCATGAAGTACTTGCCGCCCTTCGCCTTGCTCTTCGGTACACGAAGCTCGTAGAAGTTGCCACGATTGTTGTCTATGCGCTTCACCTTTACTTCACCATCCGATGAAGTAACCTCGTCAATACCACCATGCCAAGAAGAAAGCTCAAACTTCTCGGTCACGCTGTTGATAGGCGCATCCGTAGTCAAGCCCTTAGGGTCGAATCGGTCTGGCATCAAGATACCAGTCTTCACCTCGCCAGTATCAGTTGTATATTTCACCAGCTGACCGCCCAAGCCCTGATCCTTGCTGTCAACCAAAGCCTGCATCAGGTTACCGGTCACGATATAGCCATTCTTGCGGCTCTCATTGCTAGTCAGTCTATCCCAGTTATCAAAGTTTTGGTTCAATACTCTGAGATGGCTGTCTCCCATACTGATTGCCTGCTTAGTCATGTTGTCGATGGCACTGATAACATCTATATTGCCTTCACCTGCGCCTACCTTACCCACGATAGGGAATGTAATCTTTCTTCTGCCATCCAAGGTAGCGAAGGAAACCGAAGAGGCGTTAGGCGAGTAGTTATCAGTAATCTTGATGTCAATAAGTCTACCGTAACTGTTACCGAATCCGCTCAACTCGTTAGGGTTATTCATATCCGTAGGCAGAACGAAAGTCTGGTTTGTATCGAAGGTATCAAGCACACGCTCAAACATTTCAGCCTTGGCTTTCAGGTTCTTCACCACGTCGTTCAGCTTATCTTTCTCCTGCTTGTAGATGTTGTCATACTGATAGCCAGACATCTTCTCAATCTGCTCATCGCTCATACCCGAATCCTTCTGACCCTTCTTGCCATCCTTGATATACTTCTCCTTAGCCTTGGTTGCAGCCTTCACGGCACGCTCCTCATACTTCTGAGTCTCGTCCGCAATCTTCTGGTCGAAGTACTCCTTCACGGCAGCCTTCTTCTCGGTCTTGTATTCATCCCACGTCTTACCACCAGTCAAACCATCCTGCGAAGCCTTCACCTCAGAAGCCTTCATTGGCTTCTTCAAGATGGCCATGTTCACCTTTTCTATATAGGTGTTGTCTGCAAAGGCGTTATCGCCGCCCGGCTCAGCACCCTGCTTCCAAACTTCCTTGTGGAGAGTCTTAGCCTTCAGAGAAAGCTCGGTAATCTCAAGGTCGTTCTCACCCATTTCGTTGAGTCGCTGAATCTCGTTGGCATAAAGCTCGCCAATCTCCTGCAACATCTTCTCCTGCTCAGAAACCCTCAGCAGAGCCATACGACCAAGCAACTTGCTTGCATCGGCACCAGCTTCGCCATCACCAACACCGCCACCGCTAGCAACAAGAGTCTGCGGGTCGATTCTAGACAAATCATCGCCATTACTCTTTTCCCATCCGAATGGATCAGCCATGCGAGCATAAAGGTCAAGATGCTCTGCCATATACTCACGAACCACCTTATCACCATATTTATTGGTAATATCGGCAACTTCCATTTCGTTGAACTTACTCTTCTGAGAAGAAGTTGTATTGGCATCAAGTGACTTCAACTTAGCCTTAAACATCATCAGCAGTCGCTGCTCGGCAGGGATTAGGGAAACCACATACTCGTATGCGCCTCTAGCCACCTGACCGGTTCGGTCGATGCGTCCACGCATCTGAACTTCATCGTTTACGTCGAGCTGCTGCTGCGCCACGATCATCACACGCTTCTTCTGATCCTTATACTTGCTCGAAGCATGAAGGGAAATACCGGTTGCTGCACTCTTGTTGAGAATAAGCGCATCAATCTTACCATCGTTAAAGTCGCGCGCGAGTTTCTTCTTGTCTGTGTCAGCACGCTTTACCTTGGTAACAGTTCCGTTGTCGTTATAAACAAACTCGGTCTGTCTACCGGTCAGTTCGCCAACCTTATAGCCGGCCTTCTGCAGTTCGTTCTTGATAACATCAATAGGGGAGAGTGAAAGACCGGTACTTGTCTGCTCAATCTTCTTTTCCAGTTCGTGATAAGCCTCAACTGCCTCATCGCCCAAATCCGAAAGCTTGATGTAGCCGCTTTCACTATTATCCTTTGCGTCCTTCTGAGTATATCGAAGTGTACCCTCCAGACCCTTTTTCAAAGATGTACCCAAGTCTGGTGCGTCCATTTCCTCACCAAGCGCAAGGTTGCCTGTCTGCGATTCGTTGGTATTGTTCAACGCAATCACAGGCTTCATGCCCTGCTTCAAATAGTCGATGGCACGTTCTGCAGCAGACTTCGCTTTCAAGGAGAGAAGTACCTGCTGAACGGTATTGAA